ATCTCAATAAGTACGGCCCAACGGATGCCATGGCAAAGCTAGTCCGTAATGATGGCTCCGAGCTGACCCTAGAGCAACTCCGCAGCCGCTATGGGCCGGTAAACTGAGGGCATGAAAAAGCCAACCAAAGCCCAAGCCAAGGTCGCCAAGGTGATGGGTGAGTACAAGCGCGGCACACTGCAAAGCGGCAAGCCAGGTCCTGGCAAAGGCCCTAAGGTCAAAAGCCGTAAGCAGGCGATTGCTATTGCATTATCAGAGGCTGGTAAGGCCAAGAAAAAGAAGTGATCACCTATCGCGGCGAGCAATTTGAGGGTTACAACAAGCCCAAGCGCACGCCGAACAATCCAAATAAGTCCCATGCCGTACTTGCCAAGGAAGGCGATACGGTAAAGCTGATCCGCTTCGGCCAGCAAGGTGTATCTGGGTCACCACCGAAGAAAGGTGAATCAGCCGCAGACAAAGCACGCCGCGCATCATTCAAGGCACGGCACGCCAGTAATATCGCCAAGGGTAAATTATCCGCTGCTTACTGGGCCGATAAGGTAAAGTGGTAGGGCAATCTATCCCTGCGGGATAATGTCCGAAGAAATTACCAATCAGGAGCCTGCGGCTACTGATGCAATGCAACGCAGCATTGAAGCATTAGAACGCAAAAACAGCGAGCTAATCACTGAGCTACGCGCTGCAAAGTCCAAAGCGTCTAAGGTGCCAGATGGGGTCAACGTCGATGAGTTGCTTGAGTTCAAGCGCACGCATGAACAGCAGCAGCTTGAATCCCAAGGCAACTACACCGAAGCAAGGCAAGCTCTGGAGCAGCAGTACCGTGAGGCGACGGCGCAAAAGGACCAGCGCATTGAATCCCTTGAAGCAAAAGTCCGAGAGCTTGAGCTGATCGCTCCTGCTGTTACGGCATTGGCCGAGATCGTCCATGACCCTGACCTAGTGCTGCGATCTAAGCTCAGTGCTGACAAGATCGAGCGCGAGCCGGATGGCACTGTGGTAGTGGTTGACGGCTACCAGCGCACACCAGTGGCGGAATGGGCCAAGACGCTGCCGTCATGGATGCAGAAGGCACCAAGGCCACAAGGTAGCGGCGCACCATCAGCCGGCAGCTCAGTAGACCAGGAGCCATTAGGACAAAACCCGTTTGTGCGTCAAACATTCAACCTAACCGAGCAATCCAGGCTGTATCGCACTGACCGTGATCTATACGATCGCATGAAAGCAGCGGCGCGGGGACGCTAGTATGGATGCAACTGCTGTAATGGCTGCGCCATTTAGCTAGGGGCTGCGCCCAAACCGTCAATCATCCCATTGCCCCCGACACCATGGCGACTCTTCGCTCTGATGTCATCATCCCAGAGATTTTTACTCCCTATCTGCTGGAGCAGACCACCCAACGCGATGCCTTCCTGGCTAGCGGTGTGGTCCAACCACTGGCGGAGTTGAATGCTACCGAGGGTGGTGATTTCATCAACGTTCCCTTCTGGAAAGCCAACCTATCTGGCGACTTTGAAGTGCTGACTGACAGCACCTCACTGACCCCCGGTAAGATCACTGCTGACAAGCAAGTTGGCGTGATCCTGCACCGTGGCCGCGCCTTTGAGGCACGCGATCTCGCAGCCCTTGCTGCTGGCGCTGACCCCATGGCCGCCATCGGCGCCAAGATTGCTGATTATGTTGCCAACCAACGCCAGAAAGATCTTCTTTCCTGCCTGGCTGGTATCTTCGGCACGCTCGGCACCAACGCTTCCGCTTCTTTCGTTGATCTGACGATCGACGGCCTGAGCGCTGATACCCCTACCGTGCTGTCGCCCCGCCACGTTGCCGAAGCTCGCTCAATCCTGGGTGACCAAGGCGACAAATTGGCAGCGGTTTGTATGCATAGCAAAGTGTACTATGATTTAGTTGAGCGCCGTGCTATTGACTACGTGGCAACCACCGATGCCCGTGGCACCAGCACTACCCAGTCCGGCGGTACGATCGTTGCTGCCTATGGCGGTGATGTGACCGTACCTACCTACATGGGTCTGCGCGTGATCGTCTCTGACGACGTGCAAACCGAAGGCAGCGGTTCCAGCACTGAGTATGCAACCTATTTCTTCACCCAAGGCGCTATCGCCAGCGGTGAGCAAATGGGAATGGAGATTGAAACCGACCGTGACATCCTCGCTAAGAGTGATGCCATGTCGATGGACCTTCATTACGTGTACCACCCTATTGGCGCTAAGTGGGCGGTGACTACCACCAACCCAACCCGCGCTCAGTTGGAGACTATTACCAATTGGACAAAGGTTTACGAGACCAAAAATATTGGGATCGTGAGAAGCACAAACACTTCCAACTTCGATTGAGGTAATTAACCATGGCTTCTATCTTTGAGCTTGGCGACATCCCCGGCGGCTTGCTGCCTGGTACTAGCACCTTGGCAAATGTTACCAACACTGCCACATTGACCGCTGCGCAATCGTATAACTCGATTGTGCGTGGCATCCCCACCAGCACCGCTACCTACACCACTGAAACTGCTGCCAACATCATCTCTGCCATTGGCGGTGATTGTGCTGTCGGTACTTCCTTCCGTGTTGTGGTACTGAATGCTGCTGCTACTGCTATTACCATTACCGTTGCTGGTGGTACTGGCGTTACCGTTTCAGGTGTTGCCACTGTGGTTCAGAACGCCTCCAAGGAGTTCATCGGATACGTGACTAATGTCACCGCCGGTTCACAGGCCATCACCCTATATGGCTTGGGCTCCACTGGATCTGCTGTTGCCTAATGGGACTGTTCGCCTTCCGGCGACTGCGTAACAAGGAGGCTGCATCTTCGGATGTGGCCTCTTTTTCTACGCCGGAGCCAGCTAAGATAGATCCAACACCAGAACCAAATAATGGCGATCACCCTAATCGCAACAGTCGGCGGAAGCACGTCAAACACGTACCAGACGCTAGCTGATGCGCAGGCCATTATTGATGGCCTAATTGAAGATGCTGATGTGACTGCATGGGCAACGGCAACCACTGATGCCAAAAACCGTGCATTGTACACCGCAACGCAAAGGCTAGACCGCGAGCGGTTTCTTGGTGCCCGCGCTACTGATACGCAAGCGCTGCAATGGCCGCGCACTGGTGTACGCAAGCCTGATACCTACATCAATACTTACGCCGTTGGTTTTCCATTTCGTATTACAACTGATTATTTCACTGATACCGAAATCCCAACGCAGATCAAGCAAGCGCAGGCCGTGCTGGCCGTCTTCCTGAACAACAATACCGATAGCCTTGGCCTGTCGGGCCTTGAAGATTACAACAGCGTTAGCATCGGTCCGATTAGCGTTACGGTAAACAGCAGCAGCCCGCAGGCTGGGGCCGATAAGATCCCGCCTATGGTTGAACGCTACCTGATTGGCCTTAGAATCAGTGGACCAGGCAACATCTCAATTCGCCGGAGCTGATCATGTCTTCCGAGTACGCCATCGGGTTTGAGTACATCAGCGATACGGTAGCCCACACGGGCCGCTTTTCTGAGCTGGTTGCTTTCGAGGATTCAGTGATCGCTAGCGCCGTAATCCTGAACCAGACTGGCAACACATTTACCAGCGTGCCACTGAAGGCTGGCCAGTCTGTCGAGGCTGTGTTTACCAGCGTTACGCTAACATCCGGCAAGATTGCCGCCTACAAAATCTGATCATGGGCGATACCAACCAGCTTGGCATTGATTATTCCAAAGGCGCAACTTTTGTTGACGCCGCAACAACAGTGACTGGCCGCTGGTGTGCGATTACTTTTTTGGGCAGCGCAGCAATCACTGAAATCATCAGCACCAACTATGACGGGGCATCATTGGCCGGCCATACTCCTACTGCTGGCGTAACAATTTATGGTGTTTTCACCAGTATTAACCTGTCGGCTGGCCACTGCATTGCCTATAAGCTCTGATGGCACTAGCTTCCTCGCTACAGAAGACAGCCTCAAAGCTGATGGGCAAGTTCGGCGGTGCATTGACCTACAGACGTGTCAGCGGCGGCGCCTATAATGCCAGCACGGGTGCAATTACAGAAACAACAACTGATTACAATTTGCGCGGTGTATTGCAAGACGTCAAGGCACGTGAGGTAAATGAACTGATCCAAGCCGGTGATAAGCGACTGTTTATTGCTGCAACTGATCTGGCAGTCACACCTAGCACCGCTGATCGAATTATTATTAGTACCATTTCGCATCAAATCATTAACGTACAAACAATTGAGCAAGATAACCAGTCGATTACCTATGAACTGGTACTGAGGGCTTGATATGGCGCAAATCATCAGGCTAAGTGATTTCGGTAAGTTCAGCGAAGAACAAGTCGATAAGTTGCTGCGCATTGTGGTACTGGAGACCGACCTAGAGTTAAAGATGCAAAGCCCAGTTGATACTGGGCGATTCCGCATGAGTTGGGTGGTGGGAGAAAATACAACCGGCAACTATGATGCAGGGCCGCAGCAAGCACCTGCAATGACGCGCATAACAGGAATCAACTACAACCCAGGCAGTGAGCGCGTTGGTAACTCCTATCACATCCATAACACGTTGCCATATGCTGAGCGCCTAGGCAATGGCCACAGCACACAAGCGCCGGCTGGTTGGGTGGAACTGATCGCAAGGCAGATGGCAAACCGCGCTAGGCAACTGGCGGATCATATCGGGAGGCAATCCTAATGGCTGCGCTTGATCTCAATGCAATTCGTGCTGTAATCGAAGGCCGCCTAGCAACTGAACTAGCTACAGCGCCAGTGATACCTGTTGTGTTTCACAACATGGCATATACTCCAACACCTGGCAGCACTTGGGTGCAATGCCAGGTCAGTTTTGGCAATAACAACTACGTCACGATGGGTACCGGCGCAGGTGCCAGCAATAGCGTGATCGGTGTTGTGGTAATCAACATCTTCTCGGCCAAAGGCGTCGGCCCAGGCGCCAACCTCACCGTTGCGAAACGAGTTCGGGATTTGTACGTTAGAATCAATACATCAGGGGTTCGCTTTGATCCCCCAACAGGCCCAGAGGTGGTGGCCACGCCGTCTCCCGAAGGGTACTTTCAAACCCAAGTCCGTATGACCTTTGAAACCTTCGAGGATCTCTAACCATGGCCTTCTATCGCGGTGAGCAAGGTTCCGTCAAGTTTGACGATGCCGGCTCTACCACTGCCACCATTGCCTCCACTCGTTCATGGTCCATGACCGTTGAAAAGGACGTACTGGAGACCACGGCGCTTGGCGCCACGTATAAATCCAACATTGGCGGTTTAATTGCTGGTTCTGGCACCGTCGAACTGATCTACACAGCTAGCAGCTCCGACGAAACCAACGTATTCATCAAGGCTGCTAACACGGCAACTGATCAAGGTGTTGCCGCCTTTGAGTTGTTCCTTGATACCACCGGCACCAAAAAGATTAGCTTTGTCGGTTTGATTACTTCTGCCGACTACGGCGCTACCGTAGGCGAGTTGGAGGTTATTACCTGCAACTTCGTCACTAGCGGCACCATCACCCTCGGTATTTAACCATGGCTTTCTTTCGCGGCGAACAGGGCACCATCTTTTTTGACAAAGACAGCAGCGGCGGTGTCTCCGAGGTGGCTGCTGTACGATCCTGGTCTATGACCGTCGAGAAGGACGTCCTAGAGACCACTGCACAAGGTGCTACCTACAAGGCCAATATCGGCGGCCTAGTCGCTGGTAGCGGCACCATGGAGGTGATGTATGATGCACCCAGCGCTGGTGATAAGCTGGACCTGATCAAGGATGTCAACACCACTACCGATGAAGGCAACGCCTTTGTTGAGTTGTACCTCGATGAAACCGGCGGCAAAAAGATCACCGGTAGCATCGTGATTACTTCCACCGATTATGGTGCTACAGTAGGCGAGCTTGAAATGGTGACGATTAACTTCACCATGAATGGCGCCATCACGACATCGATCTAATGCCTGCCACAATCCGCCCCGTTGATTTGCTCGCCGGGGCTTTTGATCTCAACCAGCGCCGCCAGTTCAATATCAAGAAAG